CAGCTGGATTGAAAAATTTCGCAGATGTTGGCATTATATCATCAACAAGAGCTTCTGTTGGACTTTCTGGAACAACAAATAGCATAGCTGTTTTAGACGTTATTGAAGAAAAAAGAGTAGATGTTATTAATAATTTTGATAATGTTATTGACTATGACATCAGAACAAATCCAGATCAATCCAAGTACTTAAAAATACAAAATAGAAAATTAACTGATTATACTGAATGTAGGACTAATAGAGTTTTAATTCATGATGATATTAGTTCAAGATTTTCAAGCAGAGGGTTTGAAGATCCATTTGTAGAAATTGAAGAAATTGATACTATTGATTCTCATGTAAGATATACAATTCAGATTGTGGATCCTGATACATATGATTCACAAATAACCGAACTTGTGCTACAAACAACAACATTAGACTCTATCTTATTTGAAAAATATACGGCATATAGTAATGAATTGCTTGGGGAGTTTAGTGCAAATGTTGATGATGCTGGAAGAAAAACTCTAATATTTACACCAACAGACAGATTTGATAGAGATCATGACATTAAAATTTTGAAGAAAACTTTTGCATCTCCAGAAGTAGGGTCGGGAATTGGAACTAATACATTCGGTTCTATTAATTTAATAGGATCTACTATCATTGGAATTTCCAGTGTGGGAACAGCAAATAGTATAAGAACTATCGCACAGTTCTCAGATACTAACTTTAACGGTTTATTTGCAAATATTGAAGTTACAAATACTCTAAGCAAAGAAGTAAATTATATTGAAGCTGCATTAGATTTTGATGGATCAAATACGTATCTAAGTGAGTATTACTTTGACACTAGAACTCAATCATATAGTCTATCTTCTATTGGCATTGTAACAGCAATCTACGATCCTAATGCGGGAATTGTATCATTTAGAGTTCAAAATGATGAAGTTAACCTTCTAGATGTTAGATCTAATATTGTAGGGTTTGCTGCAACTAGTTCTGGTATTGGGACTTATAGATTTTCTTTACCTGGACAACCAATTGGAGCAGAGAGAACTGCCAAGTTAGAATCAACCGTTGGTTTTGGCACTACTTCTATTAAAGTAGGAACATTTGATTTAGATTTAATATCATCTGTTTCATCTATTGTAAGAGTTTCTTCTGGAAACAGTTCTGCAATTCATCAGGTTTCAGTTTTAAACGATACTGAAAATATAACCGTTGTTCCTGGTCCTTTTTCACCAACAAATAATGTAACAGGACTTGGAACTTTTGGAGGAGAAATTTCTGGAAATAAATTCTTCTTAAATTTCTACCCAGATTCTTCAAGTTCCAATACAAATATTCAAGGATTTAATGAAGTCCTTTATACGTATAGTGATTTTGATAATGAACCACCTTCATTAAAGTATGGAAATACGACTCAAAGTCTATTTTTATCCGCATATGATGGCATTAATGGTACAAGAGCAAATAAAGTCAACTTTACCTTAAAACATGAAGAGATTCCCATTTATAAAAAGGTATTTGATCCATCAGATTCTACTACACTTAACCTATCTACTGGTGTATTCACCATTAGAAATCACTTCTTTAATACAGGAGAAGAATTAATTTATAGTCCCAAATCATCTTTTATTGGTGTTGGTCAAAGTGCAATGGGAATTGGTGCAACATCAAATTATCTTGGTATTGTTACTAATAGATTACCAGAAAAAGTGTATCCTATTGCACTTACACCAGATACATTTAAGTTGGCAACTAGAAAATCTTATGCATCTTTAGGTATTGGCGTAACATTTACTGATGTTGGTCTCGGCAATGCTCATGAATTGGAAATGACTAAAAAACTCTCAAAGAGTGTCATTTCTCTTGATGGTATTGTACAGCAACCCATTACGTTTACTCCAATATCACATCGTTTAGATTATAACAGTGGTGGAATTAGTGCTGGAATTTCTACTTTCAACCTTAGTGGTATTTCCTCAATACAACCAAGAGATATTCTAAAAATTGATGAAGAATATATGAAAGTTATTGAAGTTGGTGTAAGTTCAAATACAGGAGGGAAAATTACAGGTATTATTAATTCTTCTGGAATTTCAACTTTCCCAACAGTTTCTGTTGTAAGAGCATCTGTTGGCAGTACTGCTACCACACATACTGATGGTGCAACCGTTCAGGTTTATAGAGGTTCATTCAATATAGTTGGAAATGAAATTTGGTTTGTGGATCCACCCAAAGGAAATACAAGAGCAAGAAGAGATGCAAGTAATCTTCCTTATGTAAGGGCTCAATATGCAGGAAGAACATTCCTAAGATCAAACTATGACACAAATATGATATTTGATGATGTTTCAGATCAATTCACTGGAATTGGAAAAACATACACTATGACTGTTGAAGGAATTAACACAACTGGTGTTTCTATTGGCAACGGTATATTGTTTATTAATGGTGTATTCCAAACTCCAACAACTATTAATAATGCTGGGAACAACTATGAATTTGCAAATGACAACGTTGCTGGTATCTCCAGTGTTGTATTTACAGGTATCACTTCAACAGATGGAACATATATTAAATCTGATTTCGATATTAACCAAAATCAACTTCCAAGAGGAGGTCTAATTGTTTCACTGGGATCAACTCCAGGATTAGGATATGCTCCACTAGTCGGTGCAAAAGTAAGAGCTGTATTAAATGGATCAGGAACTATTACCAGTATAACGGGAATTTCTCATACTGGTCCTGGGCAATCAATTAGCACTGCATCTTATAATAATGAAACTGGTATTATAGAAATAACAACTACATCAAATCACAATTTTGTTGGTGGTGATAGAATTAAATTGGTTGGTTTAGGATTTACTTGCCCATCAGGTGCAGGTATTGTATCTTACTTCCCATCACGAGGATTGGATTATTCTTATGATATTGTTAATATTATTTCTTCTAATTCATTTACCGCAAATGTAGGAACTAGCACTTTACCACATTCCTATATTGGATTTGGTACTGTTTTCCCTTGGTATGATTTAAATTATGGTTCTGGATATAGAGATCCTGTTTCAATAGGTGTTACTGACCCTAATCATGCAGGTGCAGGAGCAACTATTACAGCAACAGTTGGTGCTGGTGGTACATTAGCATTCAATGTTATTAGTGGAGGATCTGGATACGTTGAACCATATATTAAAATACCAGAACCAATTTATGAAAATCTTCCAGTTATTGGAGTTTCCAGAGTTGGTGTTGGATCAACAACTGCAACTGGTTCTAATTTGTTGATGAATATTAAAATTGGTCCTTCTCCATCAACTGTTGGAATTGGTTCAACACTATTTCTTGTTGAATCTTTCCAAATTTCAAGACCAGGTTATGCATTCCAAGTTGGAGATATATTTAAACCTGTTGGACTTGTTACTGCAAAAGATTACGTTCAACCATTAGAAGAGTTCCAACTTGAAGTTGTTGAAACATTCCAGGACTTTTTCTCTTCCTGGTCTTTTGGGGAAATGAATTACATTGATAGCATTTCTACATTACAAAATGGAAGTAGAACAAGATTCCCACTTTATTACAATGGACAGTTATTAAGTTTTGAAGTTGATCCAAATAATCCTCTTTCTGGAGCAATTAATCTTGATGCTGTTCTTCTAATCTTTGTAAATGGAGTAATACAAGAACCAACATATGCTTACAGATTTTTTGGTGGAACATCATTTGAATTTACTGAGGCACCAAAATCATCCGATAAAGTTGATATCTTTTTCTACATTGGTCAAAATGGAGTTGATATTTCAATAATTGATGTTAATGAAACAATAAAAATTGGTGATGATGTATTTGTTAGAAAAAATCCATTTTATCCATTAATAACCGATCAAGATAGAGATAGAACTATTGTTGATATTAGTGGTTCTGATACTGTTGAAACAGATCTTTATGTTGGAACTTCAATTAATGATACAAATTACCGCCCAATAGAATGGATCAAACAAAAAACAGATAAGTACATTAAAGGAGATGTTGTTTATAAAACACGCGACTCTCTTGAACCATTTGTTTATCCAACTGCAAAAATAATAGGAGATGTTACAGCAAGTTCTTCAAATATTTTTGTGGATAATGCTCAATTCTTTAATTATGAAGAAAATAATTATGGAATTACAATAACTTCTGTTGATGGTCTAATAGTTCAAGGAACAGATCCGGTTGCTGCTGCATTTACTGCAACAGTTTCGGCAGCAGGAACTATTTCTGCAATTACTATAACAAATCCAGGATTTGGATATTCGACAAGTGTTCCTATTAAAATTTCTAATCCTAGAGTTGGTGTTGGAACATTCAGTTTAGAAACTGTTGGATTGGGTGTGGGTATTGGTATTGGAATAACCGCAACTGCTATTGCTAATGTTTCTGGAAGTCAGATAGTTTCAGTATCCATTACAAATCCTGGATTTGGATACACTGTGGCACCAAATCTTATTATTGAGGTTCCACCAGTAACAAGTGAAAAAATTACAGGAATTGCAAATATACAAGGTTTTAGTGGTATTATTACTGGCATTAGCACTACTACTGGAACTGGCGGACATCCATTAGCACTAAAAATTAATTTTAGAGCAAATGCTTCAGATGCAAATGATTTGCAAGCAGGATATCCAATATTTGTATACAACACAACTGTTGGAAATGGAGTTACCTCTGTTAATAGTAACGATTCTTCTGTAGTTGGAATAGGAACTAGTTTCTTAGATAATGTTTATATTGTTAATTCAAAAACTAATTTCGGACCAGATGCAGAAATAATATGTAATATTAAATCAAATAGCAACGTTATCGGAATTGCTACCACAGGATCTCTTACACTACCATTAGGAAATATTTCTTGGGGTAGATTATATAATTTCTCTTCTAGAACCAATCCGATTTCTATTGGAGTTACTGGTTTAATTGTTGACTCTGGATTATCAACATTCCCAACTATACAAAGGAGAACATTTGGATTAAGAAATAGTGGTGCTATTAGGAAACTTTCTAACTTATAAACACAAGGTATAAATACATAAAAAACGTTTAACAATGTCAGCACTTGTTACTGATCAATTTAGGATTTTGAATGCTAGTAATTTTGTAGATTCTGTCGAATCTACAAATAATTCATATTATATTGCAGTTGGGTTACCAAATCCAACTGCAGTTGGATTTGGAAGATCCACAAATTGGAACACTAATCCACCAGCACCAGTAGATAATTTTTCATATGTGGATCATTATGGTGATACTATTTTATATGGTAAAAGAATAACCTCTGCAAATATTAGAAGGATAATTAGAAGAATAGATTGGACGGCAGGAAATAGATATGAAATGTATAGAAATGATTATAGTATTCTCAATCCAAGTCCATTAACTAATTCATCTAGACTATATGATGCAAATTACTATGTAATGAATAGTGATTATAGAGTTTATGTTTGTATTGAAAATGGGTCAAATGGTACAAATGTAAAAGGTAATGTATCTCAGGACGAACCAACATTTACAGATTTAGAACCATCAAGGGCAGGTGATAGTGGTGATGGATATATTTGGAAATATCTTTTTACTGTTTCACCTAGCGATATTGTTAAATTTGATTCTACAGAGTATATAACTGTTCCAAATGGTTGGTTAACATCTAATGATTCTCAAATATTAGCAGTTAGAGAGTCAGCAGATTCCACAGTAAATAATAACCAGATTAAAACAGTATATATTGAGAAGGCAGGAGCAAATTACTCAAATGGATTAGGGCAAGAATTTAATATACTTGGTGATGGAAGCGGTGGTAGAGTTAGGGTTGATGTTGAAGGTGGAAAAGTAACTAATACAATTGTTACTTCGGGAGGAAAAAATTATAGTTATGGATTGGTTGATTTAGGATCAATTAATTTAAATTCTACTGGAACTAGTGCAAAATTAGTTCCTATTATTCCACCTTCAAGAGGACATGGTTATGATATCTATACAGAACTTGGAACAGATAAAGTTTTAGTTTATGCTAGATTTGATGATTCTACAAAAGATTTTCCAGTAGATACTAGTTTTGCTCAGGTTTGTATTATAAAAAATCCAACAGCATTTGGGTCTTCGACAGTATATACTGACAATACTTTTACTGGTTTATACTCAATGTTATTTTCATCTATTACCGGCACCCCAACGGTAGGAGAAAAAATTGAGCAGATAGTTTCTAGTGGATCATCCAAAGCGATTGGATATGTAGCTTCTTGGGACAGTGAAACAAAAGTTTTAAAATATTTTGTGGATCGTTCTTTATATTACAATCAAACAACACTTGATCAACAAGATTATGTTGGCATTTCTACAAATGGTAGACTTTATCCGTTCGAATCTTCTGCTAATCAAGTTATTGGAAAATCCTCAGGATTTTCTGCTTCAATATTTACTGGATTTTCTGGAATTTCAACAAATCCAACAGGATCAAAATTAATTAATTTGGGTGTTAACTTTACTTCTGGGTTAGCAACTCCTGAAATAAATAAAGGATCGGGAGATATAATCTACCTCGACAATAGACCTACAATTAGTAGGAGTGCCCGTCAAAAAGAAGACATCAAAATAGTACTGGAATTTTAAAAAATGCCACAAAAGACTAATCTCAATGTAAGTCCTTATTATGATGATTTTGATAAGGCAGACAATTATTATAGAGTTCTTTTTAAACCTGGATATCCTGTTCAGGCAAGAGAGTTAACAGGATTACAGTCTATTTTACAAAATCAAGTAGAATCTTTTGGAAGTCATATTTTTAAAGAAGGTTCTATGGTAATTCCTGGGGGAGTTACTTGTGACAATGCATTTACAACAATAAAAGTAAATAATGATCACTTGGGCATCGATGTTACAGTCTATCTTGATGCATTAAAAAATGCCAACACTGGTAGAGGAACAAAGGTAAGAGGTCAAACTTCAGGTGTTGTTGGTACTATTAAGGGATATCTTTTACCCCCAGAAGAAGGAGTTGAGCAAATAACTTTATTTGTTAAGTATCGTGATGGTGCAGATGATGGTGAAGGTATAGAATTCTTAGATGGAGAGGTTTTAATACTAGAAGAAAATATTACCTATGGAAATACTGCACTTAACAGTGGAGATTCTGTATTAACATTGGTATCAACAAATTCAACTGCAACTGGATATGCAGTTGGTGTTTCGCAGGGTGTATATTTTATTAGGGGTATTTTTCTTGATGTTCCTAATACGCAAATTATTTTAGATCCATATAATAATGAACCTTCATATAGAGTTGGTTTTGACATTCTTGAAGAAATTGTTACTTCTGATGATGATGTAGATTTAAATGATAATGCAAAAGGATTTACCAATTATGCTGCACCTGGTGCAGACAGATTAAAAATAAGTGTCAAATTATCTAAAAAACAATTAACAGATTTTAATGATACAAATTTTGTAGAATTAGTTAAGATTGACAAAGGTCAAATTAAAAAACTACAAAATAAGTCAGATTATAGCGTAATTAAGGATTATTTTGCAAAAAGAACTTTTGAAGAGTCTGGAAATTATGCAGTAAATCCATTTACAATATCTGTTGCTAATTCATTGAATGATGAAATTGGTAATGGAGGTCTTTATCTTGAAGGAGAAAAAACAGAACAAGGAAATATTCCTTCTGATGATTTATTGTCAGTAAAAGTATCTGCTGGAACTGCGTATGTTAAAGGATTTGATATTGATTTAGTTGGCGGAGCAGTTGTCGATGCTCCAAAACCAAGAACAACCAAAAAAGTTGATAGTGCTTTAGTTCCTTTTGCGACAGGAAGTCTTTTAAAAGTTAATAATGTTCATGGAGTTCCATATTTAAATATTGGTGCATCACAGAGTGGTGCTCAAACAACACAGGCAAATATTATAGAACTTTATAATAGGAGAAGAGATGCTTCTGGAGATGGTCCAGGAACTGCTGGTGGTGGTGGAACCAAGATTGGAGAGGCGAGAGTTTATTGGTATGGCGTATCTGATGCCCAATATACCGGAGATAGCACAACTTGGGACTTGTATTTGTTTGATGTTCAAACTTATACGACTCTTTATCTAGCAAAAGAATATACTACAACAGAAGTTCCACTTTCTTCATTTATTAGAGGTTTGTCCAGTGGCGCTACTGGTTATCTTGCAGCAAAACCAAATAGTTCTGCATATAGTTTGTCACAAACTTCTGGAACATTTTTGGTTGGTGAACAAGTTATTATAAATGAAAATCCAGAACTTAAAATTGGTATTCAAGCACTTAATGCATACACAACGGAGGATATAAAATCAGTCTATCAAGATTCGACTGCTTTGAATAGTTCTTTACAAGCAGACTTTTTTGCTGACACTGTTCTATATGAAAGAACTCCTCCTAATTTTTCTATCACTGATAAACTAACAATAAGTAGTGGAACTACTGGCAGAGTTGCTGGGAGATTTTTCAGTGGTACAACAGGCATTAAAACGGAAGCAATAATTAAATATCAATTTAGTGGTCAAAGTGATCCAAACTACAATAGAATTACAGCAATTGCTGCTGATGGAACTAATATAACTCTTGCGTCTGCTGGTGTTGCGGTTACTTCTGTTGCAAGAGTATCAGTAGATAATGGAGATTCAGTATTTTCCTTGATGGAACCAAAGATAACAAATCTTGATTCATCAGGATTATATACAATTCTTCCAAAAGAAAATATTGCCTCTGTTGATTTATCACAATCTGAACTTACAATTACAAAACAAATTACTGGCAGATCAACAAATGCATTTGGTTCCTTAACAATTACAGCATCTGATGCTTTAGATTCTACATCTGGAATTACTAGTGCATTTTTTGAATCTTTTGATGCTGAAAGATATTCAGTTCATTATAGTGATGGAACTACAGATGAATTAAATTCAGGCAAATTCACACTTGGATCTAATGGCAATTCAATTACTTTTACAGGTTTAAGAATAAATCAGTCAAATATAACTGTAATTGCTACATTGAAGAAAAGACAGGTTACAAATAAATCAAAAGAATTTATAAGAAGTAGACAACTATCAGTTATTAGAACTAGTGGAATTTCCACACAAACAGGATCATCTGCCACTGGTCTTAGTACAAGTAAGTATTATGGTCTAAGAGTAGAAGATAATGAAATATCTTTAAACGTTCCTGATGTTGTTAATGTTCGTGCAGTATATGAGTCCACAGACACATCAACTCCTGTTTTAGATAAATTAACTTTTGCTACTGGATTAGCATTAGATTCTAATGCAATTACTGGTGAACAATTGATGGGACAAACTAGTAGAGCAGTTGCACAAATTGTCAATAAGGCAGCAGCAACAATAGAATTTGTACCTTTAAATGAAAATAAGTTTGAAGTTGGCGAAACTGTCATATTTAAAGAATCTTCTATCAGTGCGGTTATACAGCAAATAACCCCAGGTAGTTATATTAATAAGACTAATGACTATACATTGGATAAATCTCATAAGAGTCAATATTGTGATTATTCTAGAATAAGGAGAAAGGTAGGAAGTTCTATCCCATCTCGCCAATTATTAATTATCTTTGATTACTATAAAGTAGCATCGGGAAATAGTGGAGATTTATTTACTGTAAATTCATATACTCAGGATAGATATTTGAATGATATTCCCATAATTCCTGATCAAATTCGTGCATCTGATGTTCTTGATTTTAGACCAAGAGTTCAAGAATTTGATCCTTCAACAACAAATGCATCACCATTTGCATTTAGTTCAAGATCTTATGAAAGCACTTTTAGGTATGCAATTTCTCCTGATGAAACCTCATTTATTGGATATAGTTATTATTTGCCAAGAGTTGATTTAGTAACAGTTAATCGTCTTGGCGAAGTTGAAATTGTTCAAGGTGAACCTAGCGACACTCCACGTGCTCCATTTCTTGCAGATGATGCAATGGAGTTGGCTCAAATTAGTTATCCAGCATATCTTTATAATCCTCAAAAAGATCCAAAAATCTTATTGAGAGATAATAGAAGATTTACTATGAGAGATATTGGAAAACTTGAGCAAAGAATTGAGAATTTAGAAGATATTACAAGTTTGAGTATGCTCGAACTTAAAGCACAAACTCTTGAAGTTACTGATGCAAATGGTCTCAATAGATTTAAATCAGGATTTGTTGTTACTAGTTTTAAAGACAAATCTCTTGCTGATATGAGATATACGACCATTGATATCAGTAAATCTGATCCAACTGGAATTACTCCTGTTGATTTTTGGTCAATTCCTGCTGAATTAGCATTAGATCCTGGTATTGATCGTTCGACAACTGATATAACACAGAACTTAAAATTATTAGATCCAAATATTCAAAAAACTGGTGATTTGTTAACATTAGCATATACTGAAGTTGATTGGATTGAGCAACCACATGCGACTAATGTTGAAAATGTTAACCCATTTAACGTAATAGTTTTTGTCGGGGGAGTAGTATTAGATCCAGCATCTGATAATTGGGTTAGAACAATTTATATTGATGAGCACAGAACCGAATCTACTGGAGCAAATTGGGTACAAGAGGCAAATACTTTTGTTAATGAAAATGTAACTGAATTTAATGGACCTCATCCTAATGCTGATGGAACCAGGATCATTAAAAGAGGTTCTTTAGTTACAACAACTACTACTACAACTACTCAATATACACCAAAATTAACTGGTCCTTCTAGGGAATTTAATTATGTAGAAGATGTGAAAATTAGTGGTGATGTAGATCCATTTATGCGTTCGAGAAATGTATATTTTGCAGCAAATGGATTAAGACCATTCACAAAACATTATCATTATTTGGATAGTCAACAAGTTGATATTATTCCAAAACTTTGTGAAATTGAAATGCAATCTGGAACTTTCCAAGTATTTGAAAATGCTCGAATTTATAAGCGTTATGCTGGTGGTAAGCAGATAGGATATATTAGAATCCAAAAACCAAATCATAAGTTTGGAGATACTTCTAGACCAGATATTGGAGCTGGGTTGGGAGCACCAGACGTACTCGTTGAAACATATACAGTTGATCCATATGATAAAACAAGGCCAGCTCCTGGTGATTCTTATTCTGCAACATCAAAATTAATTAACTTTGGTGTTAGAGCTCTCGCAAACGAGGAAAGATATTATGGATATGTAGAAAATGGTTCGATTATTGTTGGAGAAACCAGTGGTGCTATTGCAAAAATTAAAAGAGCAGAATTAGTAACAGATAATTGGGGTGATGTTATTGGAAACTTCTTCTTTAGAGATCCAAATTCAAATCCACCACCACTATCCAAAGTCAGAAGCGGAACAAAAACTGTAAAAGTTACCGCAGTACCACCAGGAGTTACGCCTTTACCAGGATCTACGGTATTTGCTAGTGAAGCACTAGGAACATATAGTGGATCTGGAACTATCTTAACTCAAGAGACAAGTAGAGTTTCCGTTAGAAATCCACCCCCACCAGTAGCTAAACCAACAGACATTCAAGTTCAAACAAAAGCAGTTCATAGAGATCCTCTTGCACAATCATTTACTGTTGATGGTAAAGGAGTATTTTTAACATCATTTGATTTATATTTTGCAGCGAAAGATCCTCAAGCAAAGATTTATGTAGAACTTAGAACTGTTGAACTAGGAACTCCAACTTCATTCCTTGTTCAAGATTATACACAAGTTGCATTAAATCCTGATCAAATAAACATTGCTGAGACAACATTTGGCGTTAAGAGTATGGCAGGATTTGATGATGCTGCAAGTGGCGCTACACCAGGTCAATTTGGTTATGAAGTTGACTATCCATATGCAAAATCACAAGGTTTCTCTGATGCCGATATCAGATATTTCTTAGAAAATGTATATACTGGTAATATTGGAACAAAAATGAAAGAGATTTTGATGGACACTAGTTGGGGAGTATATGCCAAACCTACTATTCCAGAACCAGTCCCAACTAGAGTTCGTTTCCCATCTCCTGTATTCTTAGAAGCAGGTAGAGAATATGCAATCGTAATTCTTTCACCAGCATCTGATGCATATGAAATGTGGACTGCCACAATGGGCAAGAAAACTGTTAAAACACAAAATCTCCCAGATTCTCAGAATGTAATTGTTACTAAACAGTATATTGGTGGAAGTTTATTCAAATCTCAAAATGGAACTATTTGGACTGCTAGCCAGTATCAAGATCTTACATTTAAACTTTATAAAGCTAAATTTGTTCCATCTGGAACCCTAACATTCTATAATACAGATCTTACACCTGGTGGAACAAATGTTCAGACACTTGAAAGCAATCCAGTTGAAGGTTTACCAAGAAAATTAAAAGTATCAATCTCAGGAACTTTAAACCCTGTTGTTGTTCCAGGTACTAAAATTGGTGAGGGATCCAGTCCAAGTATTACTGGTATTGTTGAAAATCTTGGTGGACCAATTTCTGCAACAGGAACTGGTTCTGTTGGTATTGTTGCTGTTGGAGCTGGTTATTCAAATGGAACGTATACATCAGTTCCATTATATTCAATTACTGGAAAAGGATCTGGTGCTCAGGCAACAATCACTATCTCTGGTTCTATCGTTTCTGGTGTTAATATTACTTCAGTAGGAAATGGATATGTAACTGGCGAAATACTAGGAATTACCTCAACAAGCGTTGGTGGTGGTAGTGGTGCCAGAATTGGAGTCAAAACACGCGGAGCTGCTGATTCAATTTATCTTACTAATGTTCAAGGTGAAAACTTTACAAACAGTGCGACTCTTGTTTATTATACAAATCCTAATTCAGAATCATCAAGGACTACTGCTACTGCAACTGTATCTTCATCATCTCTCATTTCTAACGAATACTCTGGAAATGTTTTTAGAGTTAAGCAGTATAATCATGCACACCATGGGGGCAATAATAAGATTGAAGTTAATAATGTTTCTCCAGATAGAGAAACAACAACACTTACTGCACCATTTGGTTTAAATGATACTGTCGTATCTGTTGCAAATACAACTATATTCTCAACATTTGAAGGAATAACAACAAGTCGTGGATATGCGTTGATACAGAATGAGGTTGTATCTTATAGTAATATAACCAGAGTTTCCGGTAACGCAGGAACTCTTTCAATTGATGGAAGATCTTTAAACAATACAGTTAAAACTCAACACGATGCCGATGAATTTATACAACCCTATGAAGTGAATGGTGTTTCTTTGATGAGAATTAACAAAACTCACGACATACCTTCATCTTATTATACTTCAGAAAATTCAAATCTAGATAACTACTTCTTAGAGTTTGATAGATCATCCCCAACAAATAGATCTAGTGGGGGTTCAATGATTAATTTTGCATCTCAGAAAGGATTTGGTGGAGATACTGTTAGTGTTTCTCAGAACTATCAATTTAGTTCTATTCAACCAATGTTCAATATAATTACTCCTGGTAAAGGAACATCAGCATCTGCACAACTTAGAACTATTTCTGGAACGAGTGCTGGTGGATCAGAAGTTTCATTCCTGGATCAAGGATACGATCCTGTTCCTTTGAATACTGTAGTTCACTATCCAACACCAAGAATGGTTGCATCTAAGATTAATGAGACTACAAGACTAACAACATTACCATCAAATAAATCTTTAACTTTGAAAGTTGACTTCAAAACTGAGGACGAAAATCTATCACCGGTGATGGATATTCAAAATTCTACTTTTATTCTTGGTAGAAATAGGTCTAATAGTCCAATTTCTAATTATGTGGATGATTCTAGATCTAATCAAATTAATAACGATCCCCATGGATCTGTATTTGTTACTCAGATAATTTCTCTTGCTCAACCAGCAACTAGTTTGAGAGTTCTTGTTGCAGCAAATAGACAAGAAAGTGCTGATTTTAGAGTCTTCTATAGATTATTTAAGGCAGATTCTAGTGATATTCCTCAAAGCTATGTACCATTCCCTGGATATGACAACTTAATTGATACTGATGGTGATGGATTTGGTGATCAAGTTATCAATTTGAACAATAATAGTGGAAGGGCAGATGCTTTTGTATCACCTAATGATGCAATATCTTATTCAGAGTACCAATTTACTGCAAATAATCTAGAACAATTTGATGGATTTGCAATTAAAATTGTAATGTCATCAACAAATGAATCAACCCCAGTAAAACTTAAAGATTTTAGATGTATTGCTCTTGCCTAATATGACTGATACTAATGATTTAATTCCTGTTGAAGGTTATAATAATCTTTTTAGGGATAGAAATACTGGTGCTATACTTAATAAAGACAAATCTGCTTACAATAATTATATGAGAATGAAAGATCAAAAGCAGAAAGAAAAAAATGAAATAGATCAGATTAAATCTGATATTGAAGAAATTAAATTTTTATTAAAGGAGTTAATTAATGGATCCTGATAAAATTAATTTAGAGAATCTAAGCAAAAGTTTTGAATATTTTAAAGCAGCATCAGAAATTGATAATATCGAATGTTTAGATACTCTAAGAAACATTGCAAAATCTTATCTAAAACTTTATTTTAAGCAACAAGAAGTCATTTCTTCTTTTGGTACTTCATTTGAATCTATCGGATTTGATCAAGTATAAATATATTTTAGATCCTGAACTGTTTATAAATGGCAGAAATTAAGGTCAGAGTAGGGCAACAACCCGCAGTAAAAGTTATATCTTCACTTGCTGGTGCTCAAGGTCTTTCTTTGTCTGAACTTAGTGATGTTAATGCCACAAATCTACTTGATGGTATGGTTCTAGTTTATAATGGTGCCACTAGAAAATGGGACGCTACATTAACCCTTACACCAGGGGCAACACAGAATTTAGACATCAACGGGGGAAATTTCTAAATGGCAAGTATTATTAGGATCAAAAGATCCTCAGGTACTAACAAACCTTCTAGTCTAAATTGGGGTGAATTAGCATATGTAACAGGTATTGGAAGTTACGGGGGTCTTAATCAATATAAAGATAGAATTTATGTTGGTGATGATGGTAATAATGTAAATCCAGTAGGTGGATATTATTATACCTCCATGATGGAGCACCAACCAGGCACTATTGCTGGTGTTTCAAATACAAGAAATAGTGATGGTGGTATAGTTGCTGTTCTTGATAGCAATAGAAAAGTAGATCAGTGGAACGTAGATAACTTACGTCTTGATGGTAATACATTATTATCAACTAATACTGATGGTGATATTGTTTTAGATCCAAATGGAACTGGTGAAGTTAATATTGTTGATGATAATTATCTAAGTTTTGGTAATGATAAAGATGTAAAACTTAGATATGATGAAGCAACTGATAATAGATTTGAAATAGAAGGTGCTGATTGGGCATTTGCCGATGGCGTAGCAATTAACATTGGCGATATAACTGAATCTACCAATAAAGACACCGGTGCTCTTGTAGTTGAGGGTGGTGTTGGAATTGATAAAAATCTGAATGTTGGTGGATCAATAAACATTAGTGGAACATCAATATTTGACTCTGTTAGAATTGAAAATAATGTAATATCGACATTACCTGGTAGTGGTGATACCCTATACATTGATCCATATCCTGATGGATTAAGTAGTGATGGAACAGTTGTTATTAAAGGTAATCTGCATGTTGATGGAACAACCACATCAGTAAACTCAACAGTTCTATCAATTAATGATCCAATAATTGTTATTGGTGACGTAACAAGCACTAGAACTGTTATGTCGCCAGTGGCATCTGGTGTTTCGACAATTACTATTGATTCTGTAGTTGGCATCAATACCGGAGATATTATTCAAGGTAGTGCATCATTACCAAATAGTGGTATAACAACTATTACAGCATATAATAGTACCACAAAAATTATTACTATTCAAGGAACCACAACTGCTGGAATTAGTACAACTACACAATTAACAATTACACATGCATTTGATACTAATACTGATCGTGGTGTTGCTTTTGATTATAATACTGGCGTAGGTACAGCAAACAATAAGACTGGATTTTTTGGTTATATTGATGGTACAAATACTGGTAGTGCCGCACCAGCAAGATCATGGACTTATATTCCAGATTCTACAATTACATCTCCTGGAAATGTAACTGGAACAAGAGGATATCTTGATGTTAAGGGTATCTATTACCAAACAGGTGATTTTAATACTCACGGTGTTGTATATTTTGATTCTGACGGACTTCAAACATCTACAAATAATCCAGCATCACCAGTAATCACATCTAAGCAGGTATTAACTGCTATCACAAAAATTACACTTGCATTACCATCTTCTATTACTGTTACAGCAGGTGATTTAATTCGCCAGGATACGAGTAATGCATATGGAATTGTTGAAACTGGTGGAACATTAGTATCAGTAAGTCTGATAGGTGTTGAGGGTACATTTACTAATACTTATAATATTAGAAAAGAAGGTGATAATGGAGCAATTCAAAATCTCTCCATAACACCCTCTACCGTTTCGACCATATATACTAATAAGCCACATTGGACATCAACTCTAGACGGGGGAACTTTTTGATTCATGACAAGAGATAGTGAAGTTGATATTAATGTTTTAGTGCGTTTGTATAATCAAAAATTATCAACACTAACAAATCAAAATGTTTTGTTAGAAGCAAAACTCCAAACTTTATCTGATGATTTTGCTCAAGAAAAAAATGAACTTTTAGCAGCAAATCTTGAACTTCAAAATAAGTATGATGAGTTGAAGAAATCCAAAGAATCTGAAGAGTAAAGAGAAAAATGGCAAAACCAGCAAGTAGGCAAGAACTTATTGATTACTGTCTAAGGCGTCTAGGAGCGCCTGTGCTGGAAATTAATGTTGATGATGATCAAATTGATGATCTAGTCGACGATGCCCTTCAATACTTCAATGAGCGCCATTTTGATGGTGTTGAAAGAATGTATTTAAAGTATCAAATAACACAAGATGATATTGATAGGGGTAAAGCAACTTCAAAGACACCAAGAGGACCTGGAATTACAACATCAACAGCAACATCGACAACTGGAACAACATATAATTGGTATGAGTCTTCAAATTATATTCAAGTTCCAGATTCAGTAATTGGTATTGAAAATGTATTTAAGTTTGATACTAGTTCCATCTCTGGTGGAATGTTTAGTATCAAATATCAGTTATTTTTAAATGACTTATATTATTTTAACTCGGTTGAGCTTTTACAATATTCCATGGTTAAATCATATCTATCAGATATTGATTTTTTACTTACAACAGATAAACAGTTAAGATTTAATAAAAGACAAAATAGATTATATTTGGATATTGAATGGGGAGCACAATCTGCCGGAAACTTTCTTGTCTTGGATTGTTATAGAATTTTAAATCCAAATGATTTTACAAAAGTCTATAATGATAGTTTTGTAAAAAGATATTTAACTGCATTAATTAAGAGGCAGTGGGGTCAAAACTTAATCAAGTTTAGAGGAGTTAAATTGCCAGGTGGACTGGAATTTAATGGTAGAGAAATCTATGAAGATGCTGAAAGAGAAATTGATGAAATAACCAAGAGAATGTCAATGGATTATGAACTTCCACCATACGACTTTATTGGATAATGGCACTTAATCCTTTCTTTTTACAGGGAACATCTTCTGAACAAAGACTTATTCAGGATTTGGTAAATGAGCATCTTAGAATGCATGGAATTGAGGTTGTTTATATTCCAAGAAAATTTGTTAATAGAAAAACTATCATAGAAGAAGTACAAACTTCTAGATTTGATGATAACTTTGCAATTGAAGCATATGTAAACTCATATGATGGGTATTCTGGGGCAGGAGATATTTTAACAAAGTTTGGAATGAGTTTGAGGGATGAATTATTAATTACAATCTCAAAGGAAAGATTTGAAGATTTTATTGCACCATTTCTAGGTGCATTGGATGATGGTAGTGGTGAAGGTGAAGTTATTTTAAGCACTAGACCAAGAGAAGGAGATTTAATTTATTTTCCTCTTGGTCAAAGACTTTTTGAAGTTAAATTTGTAGAACATGAACAACCTTTTTACCAATTAGGTAAGAATTATGTTTATGAATTAAAATGTGAACTCTTTGAATATGAAGACGAGATTATTGATACCTCTATCGATGAAATTGATACCCAAGTTCAGGAAGAAGGTTATATTACAACTTTAAAATTGATTGGAGTTGGTAGAACAGCAACAGCATCAGGATCAATACTTGGTTCAGTTGGTTCGGGTTATATTAAACAAATTTTCTTAAATAATGATGGTTATGGATATACTTCCTCACCAATAGTTGCAATAAGTAGTTCACCAACAGGATTATCTGGGGATAATGCAACGGCAGTTGCTATTACGACAGTTAGAGGTGGAGTTAGATCTGTTGAGAGAATTTACTTGACAAATGCTGGTGCAGGTTATACTGTTCCACCAACCATAACGATTTCTGGTGGAGGAGGGGCAGGTGCTGCTGCAACATGTTCAATAGAAACAACTTATAATGGTGTTATAAGATTTACTATAAATGATTCAGGTGTTGGATATGGAACTGCACCAGTTGTTACAGTCTCCGCACCTGGGCAATTATCAATTAATGGTATAGGACAAACTGCTGTTGGTATTGCTTCCATGGGTATAGTTGGTAGTTCAAACGTTGTAAGAGCAATATATGTTTCTAATCCTGGTTTTGGATATACTTCAGCACCAACAATAACTATTGCAAATCCAGAAACACTTACTGGATTTGGAACTTATCTGTTTAATGAGGTTATAAGAGGTTCTAGATCACAAATTAGAGCAAGAGTTAAAAGTTGGGACAAAGATACTAATATTCTTAAAATTTCAAATGTTGGAATTGGTGCGACACAACTTACATTTATACCAGGTGAAACGATCATTGGAACAGAATCGGGAGCTCTTTACACTGTTCAAGGTTTTGAAAGAATGGATACATATGATAAATATAGTCAAAATGATGAGATTGAAGAAGAAGCAGATCTCATTGTAGATTTTTCAGAATCAAATCCTTTTGGTAATTACTAATGTTAGGAACCTATTATTATCACGAAATTATAAGAAAGACCATAATTGCTTTCGGTACACTTTTTAATCAAATTCATATTCGTCACACTGATCAGAGTGGAAATAACGTTAGTGATATGAGGGTTCCTATTGCTTATGGTCCAAGACAAAAATTTCTTGCGAGAATTCAACAGCAACCAGAATTAAATAAAGCAACACAAATTTCGTTACCAAGAATGTCATTTGAGATGACTTCTATTCAATACGACCCAACAAGGAAAACAAGTGTAACTCAAACATTTAAAGCATGTGATGATGGTGGAAAAATAAAAAAAGTTTTTATGCCTGTTCCATATAATATTGGATTCGAATTAAATATTTTAACTAAGTTAAATGATGATGCTTTGCAGATCGTAGAGCAAGTTTTACCGTATTTTCAACCAGGATTTAATTTAACAATAGATTTAGTTGATTCTATTGGTGAACAAAGGGATATTCCCATGGTTTTAGAAAATATATCTTTTCAGGATGATTATGAGGGTGATTTTTCTACCAGAAGAGCTTTAATATATACTTTATCATTTACAGCAAAGACTTATCTGTTTGGACCAATTGCAGAAAGTTCAGAAGGTCTTATTCGCAAGGTACAGGTTGATCTTTATACAAATACCGATGTTGCTAATGCTAAACGTGAAGTAAGATATACAGTTACTCCTGATCCTTATGATGCAAATCCAGATGATGACTTCGGATTTAATGAAAATTGGGAATTCTTTGGAGACTCAAAAGAATTTAGTCCAACTCGTAAAATAGATATCTAATAAATTATGTCAAATAACTATGATAGCATTGACAATGCCTTGAATATAAAAAGTGAAATAGTTAATGTTGAAAAAGAAACTCCAATTGTTAAGGTTGAAAGTTCTAGTAATGACATTAAAAAAGATTATGAATATACAAGAGCAAATTTATATTCTCTTATAGAAAAGGGGCAAGAAGCCATTAATGGAATAATGGAACTTGCAGCAGAGAGTGATCAACCAAGAGCATATGAAGTTGCTGGTCAGTTGATTAAGAGTGTAGGTGATGTAACAGATAAATTGATTGACTTACAAAAGAAATTAAAAGATGTTGAGGAAGATACTGTAAAAACAACTAATAATGTTACTAATAATGCAGTGTTTGTTGGATCAACTTCGGAACTTTCAAAGTTACTTAAACAAGGTTTTCTAAATAATAAAGAATAGATTTTTTCTTATGAGTTGGTCTAACGATTATAAAAAATCAATAGACTGTGGAAATCCAAAAGGATTTTCGCAAAAGGCACATTGTGCTGCTCGTAGGAAAAGAAAAAGAGGTGAAGAAACCAAGTCTAAATCACCATTTAGCGAACAAAAAGAAATGAGCGAAACCCGTTACTGTAAGTTGTGTAGGAAAATAGAGCAAAGGGATGGATGCTCCTATGGACCTTTAATGTGGGATAGATATTCTACGCCGATTCTTACCATGAATCAGATTAAATATGATCGAAACCGACCTCATCCTGCCAATGAGTCAAAAGATCATGAATATTCAATGGCTCGCTCAGAGTTATCAACCATTGCGAAGGCGACTAAAAAACTTCAGAAAAAAATGAAGAAAGGTGAGGGTGAGATTGAAGCATGGGTTCAATCAAAGATTACAAAAGCAGCAGACTATATTGATACGGCAGCAGATTATGTAGATAGTGGTGAAATGAATAAAGAAGAAGTTGAAATATTAGAAGGTAAGAGAGACGGGAAATCAGCAAAAGATAAAGATTATTCTCTTCGTGATTGGTTTAAAGGTGGTGGATGGGTTCAAGCAGGTGGTAAGTATGATGGAAAACCTTGTGCTAAACAACCTGGACAAAAAACAAAACCATTCTGCCGCGATGCTGACGATAGAGCATCAATGAGTAAGGAAGAAAGAAATAAAAGAGCAGCAAAAAAACGTAAAGAAGACCCAAATCCAAATAGAAAAGGAAAGGCAAAGTTTGTAACTGTTGAACAAGTTGATGCCAGTAAGTATGGAAAAACCCCAGATCAGATCTTACAGGATATTATAGATAAAGATAAAAAAGGACCAAACAAATACGGTGGTGGACAAGTAATTAAAACTGGTTTACAAAAAGCACATTTTGAACCAGAAGGTGAACAACTAGATGAACTGTGGGGTAAAGTTGCTATCGGTGCAGGTGCTGCCTTTATTCCATATCTTTTAAAAAAGTTCGCAAAACCAGCAGTTGATAAAGCAATTGATTCTCCTGCAACTGGTTCTGATGATTTGATTGATAAAATGAAGCAAAAAAGAGATGCTATTAATAAAGCAACTCAAAAAAATTCTTATGAACCAGAAGGTGATATGGTAGAAGAAAAAGACGCTTGTTATAAGAAGGTAAAGGCAAGGTATGATGTTTGGCCAAGTGCATATGCTTCTGGCGCACTAGTCAAGTGCCGCAAAGTTGGTGCAAAAAATTGGGGAAATAAAACTAAAAAAGAAGGATATGAATTTTCTAATTGGAGAGATGAATTCTTCCCAACAGAAGTTGAATCTGTAAATATTATTGAACCACAACCATTACAACCATCAAAGGGTATTGGAAGTGAAATTTTAGATGAGGCAGGTAAAAAGTGCTGGAAAGGTTACAAAAAATCAGGAACACAAGAACTGTTTGGTAAAACTTACAACCGTTGTGTAAAGGAAGGATATTCTGATTGGAGAACAGAGATTTCCGAAGATTGGCAATCAGTAAATCGTAAAGATAAAACTGATGGTCTAAGTCAAGCAGCAGTTGATGCTTATCGTCGTGAGAATCCAGGTTCAAAACTTCAAACTGCGGTAACTGAAAAGAAACCAAAAGGAAAGAGAGCAAAGCGTCGTGCTAATTTCTGCCGACGTATGAAAGGGATGAAATCAAAACTCACATCATCAAAAACAGCAAGAGATCCAGATTCAAGAATTAACAAAGCATTACGCCGTTGGAGGTGCAGATAATGAAAAGTTTTCAGCAGTTTATTTCAGAAAGTATCACCATCAATGGTGATTTTAATGGAACTCTCAATGTAGGTTCCCCTCAACCCGAACAAGCAAGCGAGTCTTTCTTTGCTGATGTAGTTTGGGAAGGAAAGATGTATCGTTTAGAAGTAGAAGGCAAAATTCTTTCTAAGAATGAACTAGCAGAGCAAATTCAAGGAGAATATCCTGGTGCAATTGTTCATAACGTTTATCCAAGTCAGGTAAATACTTCAAGAATTAAAAACGCACAAAGGTATCAACCAGAAAGATTGTCTTGGAGTGAGTGATTAATGGCACAATTTAATAAAAATACTCAAGATTTTTTAAATCAAGAGAGAACTCTTTTTGAAGTGAATATGATCGCTAATAAAAATGGCGAGGTAGTTACACTTGACAACCCATTTCCAGTTACTGGGACAATGGGAATTTCTACATCATCAACAGTATCAGTTACTCTACCTTCAACATCAACTGATGCATTTGGTAGACAAAGAATGTCTACCCCACTCACACTTTTTGATAGTTCCCACAGATACAGGGACAATAATCTTTGGAGTAGTTTAGTTGTTGGTACTGGTTCCACAGTTGGATTTGTAACGGCACAAGGTCTGATCAATATTACTGTTGGTGTTGGAAGCACTGCATCAGTCATCAGAGAAACGACAAAAGTATTTTCATATCAACCAGGAAAATCATTACAAATATTAAATACATTTGTATTCAACCCATCAAAAACAAATCTTCGCCAAAGAGTAGGATACTTTGGTGCAGATAATGGGATGTATTTGGAACTTGATGGAAGTAATTTATATTTTGTAGAAAGAACATATGTTCCAGGAATTACAACAGAAACAAGAGTAGCACAAGCAAACTGGAACATTGATACAATGCTTGGTGCTGGACATTTAAATCCATCTGGTGTCACATTAGATATTAGCAAAGCACAGATTATGTGGATGGATATTGAATGGTTAGGACTTGGAACTGTAAGACTAGGATTTGTAGTTAATGGGCAGTTTATTCATTGCCATTCATTCCATCACGCAAATATTATCAATACAACTTATATTACAACAGCATCATTACCTTTGAGATATGAGATTGCAAATACCGGAATTACAACTAGTGCTAGCACACTCAAACAAGTTTGTTCTACTGTAATTTCAGAAGGTGGTTATGAACTTCGTGGATTGCAACAAGCAGTAGGAACACCAGTTCAAACACCAGTCGATTTAACAACAGCAGGAACTTATTATACAGTTATATCAATTCGCCTCAAAGCAACACCAAATAGATTAGATGCAATTGTAATTCTAACTGCACTTTCAATTCTTGGTATTACAAATAATGCAACTTATAACTGGCAAGTAAGAGCAACTGGAATATCTAATGGTGGAACTTGGACTGATACTGGTCTCGATAGTGCTGTTGAATATAAGATTGATGGAGGAACTTATAGTGGTGGAAGAATATTAGCATCTGGATATCTGTACGGTTCCAATCAAGGTTCAACGCCAGTAGATATTCTTAAAGAAGCATTATTTAAGTTCCAGTTAGAAAGGGATGCGTTAAGTGGAACACCATATGAACTTTCTATTGTATGTGCCTCTGATGCTAATGGTGCAGATATTCACGCATCAATGGACTGGGAAGAAATTAGTAGGTAATTATTATGAGTGAAGTTTATCTTGGTAATCCCAATCTAAAAAAAGCAAATACTCAAATTGAATTTACAGAAGAACAAATTATTGAGTTCCTCAAATGTAAAGAAGATCCTGTTTATTTTGCAAGGAATTATATTAAGATTGTGTCTCTTGATCACGGTCTAGTTCCTTTTGAGATGTATCCTTTTCAGGAAAGATTGATTGAAAACTTTCATAAGAATAGATTTAACATCTGTAAGATGCCCCGACAGACGGGTAAGTCTACTACTTGTGTATCATATCTTTTACATTATGCAGTTTTTAACGATAATGTTAATATTGCAATTCTAGCAAACAAAGCATCAACTGCTAGGGATCTTCTTGGAAGATTACAACTTGCTTACGAAAACTTGCCTAAATGGATGCAACAAGGTATTATATCTTGGAATAAGGGTAGTTTAGAATTAGAAAATGGCTCCAAGATTTCATCTAACTCTACTTCTTCATCTGCTGTCCGAGGCGGATCCTATAATGTCATCTTTCTTGACGAGTTCGCTTTCATCCCGAATCACATTGCTGATGACTTCTTTGCCTCTGTTTATCCTACTATTTCTTCTGGACAGAGCACGAAAGTAATTATCGTATCTACTCCACGCGGTATGAATCACTTCTACCGAATGTGGCATGATGCTGAAAGATCAAAAAATGAATACGTGCCAACTGATGTTCATTGGTCAGAAGTTCCTGGTAGGGATGAGTTATGGAAACAGCAAACTATTGCCAACACTTCTGAGCAGCAGTTTAAGGTTGAGTTTGAGTGTGAATTCTTAGGATCTGTCAATACTCTCATTAATCCATCCAAACTAAGAAATTTAGTTTATGAGGATCCAATTAAAAGAAATGCTGGACTAGACATTTATCAAAATCCAATAGAAGAAAATAATTATCTGATAACTGTGGACGTTGCCAGAGGTCTAGGTAATGATTACTCTGCTTTTATTGTTTTTGATATTACACAGTTTCCATACAAAGTTGTAGCAAAGTATAGAAATAATGAAATTAAACCGATGTTATTTCCAAGTATTATTCACGAAGTAGCAAAGGCATATAATAATTCTTGGTTGTTAATTGAGGTTAATGATATTGGTGATCAGGTTGCTAATATTTTACATTTTGATTTAGAATATGATAACGTTCTTATGTGTGCAATGAGAGGACGTGCTGGGCAAATTGTTGGATCTGGATTTAGTGGAAAGAAATCTCAACTTGGGGTAAGAATGACTTCTGCCGTTAAGAAGTTGGGTTGCTCTAATTTAAAGACTTTGTTGGAAGATGATAAGTTACTGACTGTTGATTATGACATTATATCAGAACTTACAACATTTGCACAGAGGCACAATTCTTTTGAAGCGGAAGAGGGATGTAATGATGACCTTGCAATGTGTTTAGTTATTTTTTCTTGGTTAGTTGCTCAGGATTACTTCAAGGAAATGACGGACAATGATGTTCGTAAGAGAATTTATGAGGAACAGAAAAATCAGATAGAACAGGATATGGCACCTTTTGGATTTATTCTAGATGGTTTGGATGATGATACATTTATAGATGAGGTAACTGGTGATAGATGGATGCTTGCGAAAAAATCAGAAGATAATTGGAATTTGGATGAGTATGGTGATAGATCTTATATGTGGGAATATAGATAAATGGATTTTGATATAGACGATCAAATTAATACACAACACTTATTATTTCTAGAAAGAACTTGTAGGATTTGTGGAGAAACAAAAAGTTTGATAGATGACTTTTATCTCACTCGTAAAGGTAGGGGTGCATTTCCTTCGGCATATGCATATGAGTGCAAAGAGTGTACAAAGAAAAGAGTTATATCGAATAGAAAAGGTACTTTAAAAGTAGTTGAGTGGGAATATCCTGATTGGTAATCGTGTTCATTGATTGTTTCCCCAATGAAAGTAGTCTTTTTCATAAATATTTTCAGATTAATTCTGGAAACGGAGAATAAAGATGCCTCTAAATTTAGCATCTCCTGGAATTGTAGTAAGAGAGGTTGATTTAACTATTGGTAGGGTAGATCCAGTTTCTGGTTCTGTTGCGGCACTTGTTGCACCATTCGCAAAGGGACCTGTAGATCTTCCTCAATTAATAGAAAATGAGAATGATCTCTATCAGACTTTTGGTCAACCATATTCTACGGATAAGCATTATGAGAACTGGATGGTAGCATCCTCATATCTTGCTTATGGCGGGGTAATGAGAATTAGCAGATCAGATGATACTCTTCTGAAAAATGCTTTTGTTGGTGCAGCTTCGAGTGTAAAAATTAAAAGTGGTGAGCATTATAATCAATTAGGATATGATGAAAATACTATCACTAATGTAACCTTTGCTGCAAAGAATCCTGGTACTTGGGCGAATGGAATTAAGGTTGCAATTATCGATGCGAAAGCAGACCAAATTTTAACAGGAGTTACAACAACTAATGTTCAAGTTGGTTATGGATTTACAGTTGCTATTCCATCTGGAACAATTTTACCAGGTGTTGGATCAACTTCTTTAATTGGTGGATATTTTAAAGGTGTTATTACAGAAGTTGGAACTTCTCGAATTTCTACCAAACTTGTAAGTGTTGTCTCTGCTGCTGGTACAGAAACCGCAGTTGATTATCAGCAAAATGGCGTTTATGCACTTCCAAACACTGGTACTGTTGCCATTCATACTAACGGGCAGTCATCAGCATTTGCATCAAGAGCATACACAGGAGAAGCAGATTGGTTTGAGCAGCAAAGCATTACTCTTAGTGTAGGAAGCATTGAGTGGGATACTATTTCAAATAGACCATCTACTTCTGCATATGTTTCCGGAAGAGGCGGTAGATTTGATGAAGTTCACGTTGTTGTAATTGATGATTTGGGAACTATTACAGGAAATGCTGGAAGTATTCTTGAGAAGCATCTAAACCTTTCTAAGGCAACTGATGCAGAATATTCAGTAGGAAGTCCTTCTTATTGGAGAAAGTATCTTGAGACCAATTCGCAATATGTATTTGGTGGTTCTCAACCAGTTGGGGTTGTTACAACTGGATTTAGTGGAAACGGTTCTGCACAATTTGAATTAAATACAGATACTGGTTGGGATCAAGATGCCGCTGGTGTAATCTTTGCAGGCACTGGATCAAATACTTATACAATGGCAGGTGGTACAAATTATGGTGGAAAAACCGATCTAACAACATCAGGTGCTCTAAATTCTGGTTTAGACGATATTGTAAGTGGTTTAACTCTATTTGAAAATACTGAGGAATATGAAGTAGACTTCATTTTGATGGGATCAGCAAACTATGAAAAAGAAGATGCTCAGGCACTTGCCAATAAGTGTATTGCTGTTGCAGAAGTTAGAAAAGATGCAGTCGCATTTATTTCACCTTATAGAAAAGCATTCCTGAATGATTCTTCTGTTGGAACTGTAACTGTTAATAGTGTAGATACAATCACAGACAATATTATAAGTTTCTATTCGCCAGTAACATCATCAACTTATGGTGTATTTGATAGTGGTTATAAGTATATGTACGACCGCTTTAATGATACTTTCCGTTATGTTCCATTGAATGGTGATATTGCTGGAACTTGTGCAAGAACTGATATTCAACAGTTCCCTTGGTTCTCACCAGCAGGAACTTCAAGAGGTGCAATTCTTAATGCAGTTAAACTCGCATATAATCCAGGTAAGAGTCAAAGAGATATTCTGTATTCAAACAGAATTAACCCAGTCATCTTTTCACCAGGTGCTGGAATTATCCTGTTCGGTGATAAAACTGGATTTGCTAAGTCATCTGCATTTGATAGAATTAATGTTCGTAGACTCTTTATTTACCTCGAAGATGCTATTTCCGCTGCGGCGAAAGATTTCCTCTTTGAGTTCAATGATGAAATCACAAGAACAAGTTTTGTAAATATTGTTGAACCATTTCTCCGCGATGTTCAATCTAAGAGAGGTATTTTTGATTATGTTGTTATTTGTGATGAAACAAATAATACAGCAGCAGTTATTGATTCAAATGAATTTGTTGCTGACATTTATATTAAACCAGCAAGATCGATTAATTATATCGGTCTAACCTTCATTGCCACCAGAACTGGTGTTGCTTTTGAAGAAGTAATCGGTTCAGTTTAATTCACTAGAGGTTAAAAATCATGCCAGCTAGAAACCAAATTAACCCACCCCCATTAAGAAAGATTACCGATTTCAAGAGTAAGTTAACTGGTGGTGGTGCTCGCCCTAATCTCTTTGAGGTTGTTCTAACTTTTCCAGATGCTGCACAACCAAGTACCGATGTTCTTGATAAATCAAGATTCTTAGTAAAAGGTGCAAATCTACCAGCATCCAACGTCGCTCAAATTGAAGTTCCTTTTAGAGGAAGAGTATTAAAAATTGCAGGAGACAGAACATTTGATTCTTGGACTGTTACCGTCATCAACGACACTGACTTTGCGATTCGTTCTGCTTTTGAAAAGTGGATGAATGTTATTAACAGAGTGTCTGATAACACAGGTTTAACAAACCCAGCAGATTATCAAGCGGATGCTTATGTTTATCAACTTGATCGTGATGGATCTGCTCTAAGATCCTATCGTTTCTATGATGTGTTTCCAACTCAGGTTGCTCCTATTGAACTTACATATGATGGTCAAGGAATTGAAGAGTTCACCGTAGAACTTCAAGTTCAATGGTGGGAAGCAATTAAAGGAACTGGCACAAATGCTGGTGGTGAAGACATCAACTAAATAATAGAATAACAGGCAAAAAAGATTATACTATGGCAAAACTTTTTGGTTTTTCTATTGATGATAATAAAAATAAATCTCCTTCAATAATATCGCCCGTTCCTCAAACCAATGAGGACGGGTTTGATAATTATATTGCTAGTGGTTTTTATGGACAGTATGTTGATATTGAAGGAGTTTATCGAACTGAACATGATTTAATTAAAAGATACAGAGAAATGGCACTTCACCCAGAGTGTGATGGTGCTATTGAAGATGTTGTCAATGAAGCACTTGTCAGCGATCTTTACGATTCTCCAGTTGAAATTGAACTTTCTAATTTGAATGTAAGTGAATCGTTAAAGAAAAAAATAAGAGAGGAATTTAAGTATCTAAAAGAAATCATGGACTTTGATAGAAAGTGCCATGAAATTTTTAGAAACTGGTATATTGATGGTAGAATTTATTATTTAAAGGTCATCGATCTCAAAAATCCTCAGGCAGGGATTCAGGATTTGAGATATATTGATCCTATGAAGATGAGATATATTCGTCAAGAAAAGAAGAATAAAGATCCATATGCAAGAGTAAATGTAAAAAATACTGAAAATTCTTTGCCACAGAATATAGAGTTTGAAGAATATTTTCTCTATACTCCGACTCCAAATTATCCAACAGGAATGGTTTCTGGTGCTGGTTCTGGTAAAGCAGTAAAAATTGCAAAGGATTCCATTGTCTATTGCACTTCTGGTCTTGTAGATAGAAATAAAAATACCGTACTTTCATATCTACATAAAGCAATTAAAGCACTTAATCAACTTCGTATGATTGAGGACTCTCTTGTAATCTATAGATTATCGAGAGCACCTGAGCGTAGAATTTTTTATATTGATGTTGGTAACCTTCCAAAGGTAAAAGCAGAGCAATACCTTAAAGAAGTAATGAATCGCTATCGCAATAAACTAGTTTATGATGCAGGAACTGGTGAAGTTCGTGATGATCGTAAATTTATGTCTATGATGGAGGATTTTTGGCTTCCTCGTCGTGAAGGAGGTAGAGGAACTGAAATTACTACTCTTCCTGGCGGTCAAAATCTTGGAGAACTTGCAGACATTGAGTATTTCCAGAAAAAACTGTATAGAGCACTTGGAGTTCCAGAGTCAAGAATCGCCGGAAGTGGAGATGGATTTAATCTTGGCAGATCTTCTGAAATTTTAAGAGATGAACTTAAATTTGCTAAGTTTGTCGGTCGTTTGAGAAAAAGATTTGCTCAAATGTTTAATGACATGTTGAGAACGCAATTGATTCTCAAAAACATTGTTTCTCCCGATGATTGGGAAATGATGGCAGATCATATTCAATATGATTTCTTGTATGATAACCAGTTTGCTGAACTTAAAGAGGCAGAACTTCTTAATGGTCGTTTAGGAACACTAGCAACCATTGAACCTTATATTGGAAAATATTTCTCAACAGAATATGTAAGAAAGAAAATTCTTCGTCAAACTGATTCTGAAATTATTGAAATTGATGAGCAAATTGAAGATGAAATTCAAAAGGGTATTATTCCAGATCCCTCTCAAATAGATCCAATTACCGGAGCACCACTACCACAACCAGGAGAAGGTAATGGTATGGCGGGAATGGGTCAAGATGCAATGGGAATGGGAGAAGTTCCATCTGAACCAAACCTAGATGCACAAGCGTCAGTAACAGATGCTCAGATGCAAAAAGATGCCAAAAAGGCTGAGATATAAATAAAGAATAGGAATATATTTTAATTTTATGGAAGACCTTATCGATTTGATTGCGACAGATGCTGCTGCATCCGATATTCGTGACAAAATTCACGATGTTCTTTATTCAAAAGCAGCAGAAAGAATTGAACTTGCAAAACCAATCGTTGCCTCATCAATGTTTGGTGAAAGTGAGTATGAAGATGCACAAACTCAGGAAGAGGAATAATGACAACAAAAATTTTAGCAGATGAGCTAAATTTGCCAACCACAACAGGAACAGCTACAAGTTTTAGTGCAGCAACAGTTGTTCGTCTTGTGAATACAGATACGACTCCACATATTGTAACAGTAGTTGAAACTCAAAGTGGAACGGGTATTGGTTCAATCACAATGCCTGCTGGAACAGTTGAGCAAATTGTTAAGATTGCAAGTCATTGTGTATTTGCTGATAGCAATAAGGTCAAAGGTGCAAAAGTAGGATTTACAAACTAAAACAATGAAACTCATCACAGAAGAAATTTCAAAAGTAGAATTTATTACCGAAGGTAAAGGATCTGCAAAAAAATCCTATATCAAAGGTATTTTCTTGCAGGCAGAACAAGTCAACAGAAATGGCAGAATGTATCCTCTTTCTATTATGGAAAGAGAGGTAAATCGCTATAATGAAGCATTTGTTCAAAAAGGTCGTGCTCTTGGAGAACTCGGTCACCCTGATGGACCTACCGTAAATCTTGATAGAGTTTCACATAAAATTTGTGAACTTTATAAAGATGGTAATAATTTTATTGGTAAGGCACAACTTTTAGAAACTCCAATGGGTAAGATTGCAAAATCTCTCATTAGTGAGGGAGTTTGCCTTGGCGTTTCTTCTCGTGGTGTTGGTTCATTAAAGATGACCAATGAGGGTCATAAAGTTGTTGGTGAAGATTTTATGTTAGCAACTGCTGCTGATATCGTTGCCGACCCTTCTGCTCCTGACGCTTTTGTTCAGGGAATTATGGAAGGTAAAGAGTGGGTTTGGGAAGGTGGAATTCTTCGTGAAAGACTTGCCGAGCAAACTCAAAAGAGAATTAATACTCTCGTAGATCAAAAAAGACTTGAAGAGCATAAGTTGAATTTATTCAACGATTTCCTCTCAAATCTTTAATTTATAAATAAATATAGATTATCACAGAATCTAAACAAAAATGTCCGTTGGTAGCAATTTACAAGAAATGGAAAACGTAGTAACCAAAGGGGCTGCACCTGCTGAGCCAATGCCTTCGGCTGGTATTCCAGTTGAAGATCTCGGCGGTCCTACTCCTGATAATTATCGTCCAGACGACGATTCAGCAGCACTCAAAACTCCTGGCGCAACTCTTGCTCAGGTCAAAGATGTTGTTAACGCAAAAGCGGTAAGAGCAGAAGAGACCGAAGTAGAGGAAGAAGTCATCGAAGAGGAGACTGAAGAGGAAGAGGATCTTGAAGGTGGCGAAGAAGGTGGTGAAGAGGAAGTTGAAGAGGAAGAAGAAGAAGTCGTAGAAGAAGATTTCAACATCGAAGAAGATGTTAATGCTCTTCTAGCGGGTGAAGAACTCTCTGAAGAATTCCAAGAGAAAGCACGTACAATCTTTGAGGCAGCAATTAAATCAAGAGTTGCTGAAATCAAAGAATCCCTTCAAGAATCGTATGCTGCTGCTCTTGTAGAAGAGCTTGATGCAATTAAGACTCAACTCACCGAAAGAGTTGATTCTTATCTTGAGTATGTTGCTGATGAGTGGTTCCAAGAGAATGCACTCGCAGTAGAGCACGGTCTTAAGACCGAAATGACTGAATCATTCCTTGTAGGAATGAAGAGTCTTTTTGAAGATCATTATGTAACAATCCCTGAAGATAGATATGATGTAATCGAGAGCATGGTAGATAAACTTGATGAAATGGAAGAAAAACTCAACGAGCAAATCGAAAGAAACGTTGCTCTGAATAGAAGATTAGCTGAGTCGGTTGCTGATGTAATCTTTGCAGATGTCGCTGAGGGTCTCGCACTTTCTCAGAAGGACAAACTCGCTTCTCTTGCTGAAAATGTTGAGTTTGAAAGTGAAGCAGACTATCGTGAGAAGCTAGTAACTCTGAGGGAATCATATTTCCCATCAAACGCTGGTACTCAAAGAAGCGCAAGTGAGAATCTTTCGGAAGAAGTAACCACAGATGAGAAAGAGGCTCTTAATGAGTCCATTTCTCCAATGATGGCTGCTTACTTACAGACTCTTTCAAGAGCTTCTAAAAAGTGATTTTTAGATTATACTCAAACAACAACACTTTTTAAAAAGAGGTAAAAATCAAATGCAAATGTTCAATGCCGAGCATCTGCAGGAGAAGTGGGCACCAATCCTCGACTATGATGGTCTTGATCCAATCAAAGATTCACATCGTAGAGCGGTAACCGCAATCCTGCTTGAAAACCAAGAAAGAGAACTTCGTGAAGAGAGAGCATTCCTCTCCGAAGCTCCAACCGTAAACACCAACAGTGGCGCTAATGCAGGTTTCTCTGCTGGTGCTTCTGCCCCTGTTGCTGGTTTCGACCCTGTTCTGATCTCCCTGATTAGACGTTCAATGCCTAACCTGGTCGCTTATGACCTCGCTGGCGTTCAACCAATGAACGGTCCTACTGGACTGATCTTCGCAATGCGCTCTAAGTACACCAACATGAGCGGCACCGAAGCACTGTTCAACGAAGCAGATACTGCATTCTCTGGACAGGACAGCGGATTCAACCTCACCAACGGATTTACCGCAGGTAACGTTGGTATGGGTACAACCACTCAGCGTGGAACCAATCCTGGTCTTCTGGATGCTACCTATCCTGCAACCGGTGACGCAACTACCTACAACGTAGGTCAGGGTATGCGTACCGATGATGCAGAGAATCTTGGTCAGACCAGTGGCGACCACTTTAACGAGATGGCATTCTCGATCGAGAAAGTCACCGTTACTGCTAAGTCACGTGCTCTGAAAGCTGAGTACTCGCTCGAACTCGCACAAGACCTGAAGGCAATTCACGGTCTGAATGCAGAAGCTGAGCTTGCTAACATCCTCAGCACTGAGATCCTCGCTGAAATCAACCGCGAAGTTATCCGTACCATCTATAACGTTGCTGAGTCTGGTGCTCAGGCAAACGTTGCTACCGCTGGTACTTTCGACCTCGACGTTGACTCCAACGGTCGTTGGTCAGTTGAGAAGTTCAAGGGTCTGATCTTCCAGATCGAGCGTGACGCAAACGCTATCGCCCAGAGAACTCGTCGTGGCAAGGGTAACATGATCCTCTGCTCTGCTGACGTTGCTTCGGCACTCACCATGGCAGGTGTTCTTGATTACACCCCTGCACTCAACGCTAACCTCAACGTTGATGACACTGGTAACACCTTCGCTGGTGTTCTGCAAGGTAAGTATCGTGTTTATATCGATCCTTATGCTGCAAACGTATCTGCTAACCAGTACTACGTTGTTGGTTATAAAGGTTCTTCTCCTTATGATGCTGGTCTGTTCTACTGCCCATATGTACCTCTCCAGATGGTACGTGCAGTTGGTCAGGACACCTTCCAGCCTAAGATCGGCTTCAAGACTCGTTATGGAATTGTTGCTAACCCATTCTCGCAGGGTACTAGCGCAATCAGCGGTGCTGGTCTTGATCGTAACGCAAACCGTTACTACAGAAGAGTCAAGGTTACCAATTTAATGTGATCTCGATTCACATATCTGTCAGACCTCCCGAAAGGGGGGTCTTTTTTTATCTAAATAAAAATAAAACTAGTAGTAACAATGAAACCAACTCCAAGACAATCACAAGAAATTCATAAGAACTACGAAAGAGTTGTTGAGCACCTAATCAGTGAAGGTTATGCAGAAGACAAAGAGTCTGCTGATAGCATTATCTCAGGTATGAGTGAAGCGTGGTTCAATCTAATCATTGCCGACTGATAAGTGAAAACTTTTAAACAGTTTCAAGAACAAGCACAACCAAGTTCAATATTTAAGTGGACCAAAAGACCAGAGTCAACGGACAAAAATGTTGAAACTAGTTCTTATGGTCCAGGACTTTACGGAAACAAGACAGCAGATGGAACTGTTTTAACTCCAAAAACAAGAGGAGTTGCTCACAAAACTTTACCACTTGGAACTCAGGTAAGAATTACAGATCCGAGAACTGGAAGATCAGTGACTGCACCTGTTATTGATAGGGGTCCATATCACGGTAATAGAGAGTATGATTTGACAACAGGAACCACTCAACAACTCGGTTATCCAAATTATAAAGAATTTGGTGCAAGAACCCTTAAAGTCGGACCATTACCAAAACCAAAACTAAGTCCTATTTTTAAATATCCAGAAAAACCAAAATCAATCTTTAACTGGAAAAAATAATGTCTAATTGTAATTTTCCTGGACAAATTTCAAATAGAAATTTTCTAACAACTGTTGGGTTTAAATTTACTTTGGCAAAATATCCCCAAGTAGATTTCTTTGCCAATAGTGCCAGAATACCAGAGATTTCTCTTGCAACTACAATACAACCTTCATACTTAAAGGATATTGACGTACCAGGTGAAAAATTAACCTATGGAGATTTAACTCTTAGGTTTATTGTTGATGAGAATATGGAAAATTATATTGCAGTGTATGAATGGTTAACTGGACTTGGATTTCCAGAAACAACTCAACAATTTAAAAATTTGACCACAGATGATGCTGGTCAGAGAGATATGTTGGAAGCATTCAGTGATGGAACTTTACGTATTCTGAACAGTAATTATAGAGAAGTTGCAAAAGTTAAGTTTTTAGATTTATTCCCAACATCATTAAGTTCTCTTGATTTTGATGCCACACCAACTGACATCCAGTACTTTACAGCACAGGCATCTTTCAAGTATACTGTATACACTATAACTAGTTCGATTAAATGAATCTTGATGAAATTCAGGAGATGTGGCAGAGAGATTCTGTCATTGATCCTGATAATTTACACGATGAGTCTTTAAAAATTCCTCAACTTCACTCCAAGTATTATACCATTTATAATACAATCACTTTGTTGCGAGAAAAAGCAAGAGAGACTTACAATAGAGTTAAACTTGAAAGGTATAACTACTACACTGGAAAGGCACCCATAGAGGTTTATGAAGAAGAACCGTTCCCATATAAAGTTCGGGACAAAGAGGCATTGCAGAGGCATATGGATGGCGATGAGAAGTTAAGTAAAGTAGAACTCAAAATAAGATACTATGACATTATGTTGAAGTTTTTAGAAGAAGTTATTAAGACTATTTCTAATCGAACATTCCAAATCAAAAATGCTATTGAGTGGCATAGGTTCCAAGCAGGGTTTAACTAAATAAAAATAAAAAGTTAAATGAAAACTTTTAGAGAGTTTATATCAGAGGCGGGGGCAACTTCTACAAGATTGGGTATAAGAACACAAGAAATTATTAACCGTTCTCGAAATACTCCAACAAGTTTGTCTGCACCATATACTTCTTCAAATCCAAGTCCACAAGAACTTGCAGATCGTCGAAGAGATTTTGGTAATTTAAAACCTGGACAAACTAGTTTAGATACATTACATAATTTATTCAATTACGCAAAACAAAGAGCACAAGGAATTTATCCAGAAACAAAACATTCGCAAAGAACAAGAGAGAATCCAATTAGAAGTAGACCAACTCCACCAAATGCAGTGAAGACTAGTAGTGGTTCACTCACAAGAACTTATCAACCAGTTAGAAGCACTCAAAATCCTTTAACTCCTTCTGTTAGAGATGAAAGAAGAGCAGCAGCAGGATCATCTGGTCAAGGTTCAACACCAAAAGGTCCAAAACTTTATAGACAATCTGTAAGTGGCGTTTCTGTTGGCGATGATCCGTTTGCAGTTATAAAATCTGCTAGTACACAACCAAAACCACTCCCCAAACCCAGAGGAACAAGAGGTGGTTCTTCATCATTACCAAATTTAGGACGTCCTGGAATTGGATTTAAAATGGATGTTGGACATAAACCAGGTGACAGATATGGAATAAGTGGTATTGGTCTTGCAGACTGAGAGGCAGAAATGCCTCTTTTTTATTATAAATAATATGGGACGGAAAAATGCTCTATGGCATTTATATACAAAATAACTAATAATATAAATCAAAAATTTTACATAGGGTTTACAGGTCAAAAAATCCCTATGCGTAGATTTAATCAACACCTATCATCTGCTCGTTCTGAAAGAAAAAATAATCAACCTATTATCAGAGCAATAAGAAAATATGGGGAAGAAAATTTTTCTTTTGAAATCCTTTTGGAAGGAGAAGAAAAATTTTTACTCAATGTAGAAGAACCTAGATTGATAAAAGAACTAAAACCAGAATATAATTCTACATTAGGTGGTGAGGGAATACTTGGATATAAGCATACAGAAGAGACGAAAATAAAATGTGGACTATCAACACTAGGTAGAAAAGAAAGTGAAGAGCATAAAAGATGGAGAAGTCAAAAAATTAAAGAAGGTTGGAAAAATCAGAATGTAAATAAAAAAATAGAAGTATCTAATAGCAAATTAAATTCCAATAGTCAAAGAATTGAAATTGAAATTGAAGGAATAAAATTTAAAAGTATTAATGATGCTGCTCGTTGGGCGATGGATAAATATGGTATAGGAAGGAACACCGCAATAAGATATATTAAAGAAGGTCGTTCATTTTCCAACAAAAAACAAATGAATAGAATTTATGATGGAAAATACAGGTCAACGAAGCACCTCTAATGGGCACATTATTATTTCAAAAAAGAATGAAGTTTTTTTACAAGTAAAAGCAGAACCTCATATCTATTATGAACTAAGAGACGCATTCCAATTTGAAGTTCCTAACGCAAAATTTTCACCAGCATATAAAAATAAATGGTGGGATGGGCGAATTTATTTGTTTAATGTTAATACTGGAGAAATATACTGTGGTTTGTTAGACAGATTAACTAAATTTTGTAACGACTACAATTATACTTATGAGTTTGTAAACAATAAGTTTTATGGTCTTCCTTTTGAAGTCAATGAAATGATTTCAAAGGAAGGTGTAAAAGATTATATGACTTCTATTTGCAAGTATGCTCCCCGTGAGTACCAAGTTGAGGGAGTATACGACGCTTTAAAACATAATCGAAAGTTGTTGATATCTCCAACTGCCTCTGGAAAGTCGTTGATGATATATTCGATTGTCCGATATTACGTTGAGAAAGGACAAAATACTCTGATAGTCGTTCCGACGACATCCCTTGTAGAACAGATGTATAAAGACTTTGCAGATTATGGGTGGGATGTGGGTTCATTTTGCCACAAGATATATGCGGGTAAAGAAAGAGAAACGGACTCTCAGGTGATCATTACGACCTGGCAGTCCATCTACAAACTTCCCCGACAATATTTTTCAAGATTTAATGTGGTCGTTGGAGATGAAGCACACCAGTTTAAATCAAAGTCATTAGTATCTATAATGACAAAACTTTCTGATGCAAAATATCGTTTTGGATTTACAGGAACCCTTGATGGCACTCAGACACACAAATGGGTTTTAGAAGGTTTATTTGGTCCTTCATACAAAATCATCAGAACAGAAGAACTGATGCAGAAGGGTCACGTTGCCAAACTGGACATTAATATTCTTCTATTGAAACACCCACCAAATAAGTTTGAGACCTTTGAGGATGAGGTTCAGTATATTATCAATCACGAGAAACGCAATAAGTTTATCAAGAATCTTGCCCTAGATCTTAAAGGCAATACTCTGATTCTCTTTTCAAGAGTAGAGGGACACGGTCAACCTTTATACGATCTCATAAATA